GAAATGAACTCGATTTGGGTGAACGTTCAGCAACGAAAAAGGCGGCTCTTATCAAGTCCTGTTACGCCGCCGAGGACAGGATCAAGCTGATAGGCGAGGCCCTGAACAAAGGCAGGGAGCTTCTGAAGAGCTGCGATAGTCCCCGCGATTTTCAATATCTGATGACCGGCTTTGCGATCGGCATCGATAAGCGGCGGCTGGAAGAGGCGACCGACCCATCGGCCCGGGGCGGGGAGATCCGGATCCTCTTCGAGAGGATGGGCGAGGAGGTGGAGGCTTGAGCTTCCAAGTCCCTGTGGGGAAGCAGAGGGACTTCTGTCTCGGCTCCGATGCGAGGGTCAATATCGCCCACGGGGCGGTGAGGTCTGCGAAGACCGTCGGGGCCAACGTCCGATGGCTCCGGGCCGTCCTGGAGGCGCCGGCGGGTGTCAACCTCCTCATGACGGGGAAGACCCTCACCTCCCTGGAGCGCAACGTCCTTCTCCCCATCTCCAGGCTTGTGGGGGCGGGCGACTTCGAATACCGGCGGTCCCTGAAGGTCGCCACCATCTACGGGCGGCATATCCTTTGCGAAGGGGCCAACGACGAGAGCGCCTATACCAAGATCGCCGGCCTCACCCTCGGCGGCGCCTACGTTGACGAGGGGAGCCTCTCCCCGGAGAGCTTCCTTAACATGCTGGTGAGCCGCCTCTCCGAGCCCGGAGCTCAACTCTTCCTCACCACGAACCCCGGCCCCCCCGCTCACTACCTCAAGAAGCGATGGATCGATCGAGAGGAGGAGCTGGACCTCAAAAGCTGGCATTTCACGCTCGAAGATAACCCCTGGCTGGATCCCGTTTACGTCGCCGAGCTCAAGCGCCAGTTTGGCCCCCCGTCCAGCCTCTTCTATCAGAGGTACGTTCTCGGTCTGTGGGTGATGGCCGAGGGGGCGGTCTATCGCAACTTCGACCGGGACCTTCACGTCGTCCCCTCCCTCCCCGACGAGAGGATGGAGGAGATGAGGGTCGCCGTCGATCCTGGGGCAACCCATCCGAGCGCGTTTTTGAAAGCTGTTAGGATCGGCGAGACGTGGTACGTCTTCGGCGAGTATCGGAAGGCCGACAAGTCCCCGGCTGAGGTATCGAAGGACCTTAAGAGGTTCCTCGACGGGATGCACCCCTCATCGATCGACGTCGACCCGGCGGCGAAGGCTCACCGGCTCCAGTTCATCGGCGACGGGATCGAGGGGGTCCAGCAGGCCGATAACGACGTCCTCAACGGCATCCAGCGGGTCATCTCGGCGTTCAATCAAGGATGGCTCAAGCTTGTGGGGCCGGCTACTCCCATGCTCCAGGAGGAGCTGGAGGGTTACAGATGGGATCCGAAGGCGACGGAACGGGGCGAGGACGCCCCCATTAAAGAGGGCGACGACCTCGTCGACGCCCTTCGATACCTGGTTAATAGGATCAGCAAGAGCCGCCGGCTTACTCCTCCGACGGCGAGACGAGAGAGGGGGAGGATCAGATCATGACTTCGACCGTACATACTGACTTAAGCTTCCTCGGACCGGGGCGAAAATGGCCCCCAACAGAGGATAAAGCGCGGCTGGACCGATACGCAACTAACCGCCTCCTCCTGGAGGGAGACCACGATCTCATCTTCACCAGCCTGAATGAGGACGACGCCCCCCGGATCGTCAAGATGAGAGTCAACTGGTTCAAGCGGATCATGACCCTCTTCTCCGACCTGGCTGTGGGGAATCCTCCGGCGATCAGAGCCGACGAGCCGCAGCAGCCCAACCTCGACCGGGTCGTCGAGGGTAACGCTTTCCACCTCACGGTCTACGACCTCTTCTCCGACCTCATAGCCTTCGGCGACGGGGTCATCAAGGTCCGATGGAACGGGGGCCGGGGAGTCATCTCCAGGATCGACCCTCGGCTCTGGTTCCCGGTCGTCGACCCCGACGACGTCGGGACCTTCACGGCTCACGTCCTGGCCTGGGAGATCGTCGAGGGCGACGAGAAGTACGTCAAGGCCGAGATCCACCTCGCCGGAGGGATAGAGCACCGTCTCCTCAAGCTCAACGCCGCCGGCGACGAGATCCTCGGAGCCGTCCCTCTCGCCACGATCGAGAGGTACTCGACCCTGAAGGACTCGGAGGAGACGGGCGTCCCCGGCTTCCTGGTGGTCCCCTTCTCCAACCTGAAGAGCGGCGACGGCGTCTTCGGGCTGGACGACTTCAAGGGCATCACCGACCTTGTGGAGGAGATCGAGCGGCGTCTCATCAAGATCTCCGTGACCCTGGACGTCTTTTCTGACCCCTGGATGGCGGGACCCCCGGGACTGAGGATCAAGGACCCTGTGACGGGCGAGGTGGTTTGGGCTTCCGACGAGAAGTACATCGCCCTTAACGAGGGCGAGTCCCCGCCCTCGATCCTCACGTGGGATGCTCAGATGGGGGCGACGTTCTCCCACATCGAGGAGGTCCTCGGCCAACTGTACGTGATGGCCGAGCTGTCGCCGGCGGCCTTCGGCGAGACGAAGTCCGGGCTCGCCGAGTCGGGATCCGCCCTCAAGAGGCTGATGCTCCCCACCCTGGCGAAGGTCAACCGGCTCCGGCTCCGGATCAAACCGGGGCTTCTCACCGTCCTGGAGACGACCGCCGAGCTCGAGAAGGCTTCCAGGATGCCGGGGGCGACGACCTTCGACAACCTCACTATCGAATGGAGGGAGAACCTCCCCACCGACCCCCTGGAGGCGGCGAAGGTGGAGGCGACGAGACGGGGAGCGAGAGCCACCTCGACGTGGGGGTCCCTATCCAGGCTCGACCCCGACGCCACCGAGAAGGACCTCGAGGCCGAGGAGGCGAGGATCAAGGAGGAGGAGGCCGTCCTCCCCCCCTAATTTATCACAAAAAGGACAAACCTTTAAATACTATACCAGTGAATATAGACAATAAGGCAAACGAAGGCCGCAAACTTCGGAGATTCGAAAATGTCCAGTGATGATGAAAAGAAGTTCACTCAGGCAGACGTGGACCGGATAGTCCAGGAACGGATAGCCCGTGAGAAGGCGAAATACGCCGACTATGACGAGATCAAGGCCGAAAATGAGGACCTGAAGGCCAAGATCGCCGAGAACGAATCCACAACCCTGGACACTCTGAAGCAGAAGGTCGTCACCGACCTCAAGCTCCCCCCCTCCCTGGCGGGACGTCTCCAGGGCTCGACTGAGGAGGAGCTGAAGGCCGACGGCGCCAAGCTGCTGAAAGAACTCGGTCCCCGTGAGCCTGTGGGTGGTGGGGGGCAACCTCCGGGCGACGTGAAGAAACCGTTAACCCGCGAGGCTGTCAAGAAGATGACCCCCGACCAAATCATCGCAAACATGGACCAGATCAAGGCCCAAATGAAAGAGGGCTCACTGAGGTAAGATAGATGGCAATAACGAATTTCATAGGCGAGGTTTGGGCGGCCCAAATCCTCCAGGCTCTCCAGAAGGCCCTGGTTTACGGACAGGCCGGAGTGATCAACCGGGACTACGAAGGCGACATCAAGGGGAAGGGCGACACGGTGAGGATCACCGCCCACGGCCCGATAACGATCGACAACTACGACAAGAGCACCGGCCTCTCCGATCCTGAGGAGCTGGACGACGCCTCCACCACCCTGGAGATCACTCAGGCCAAATCCTTCAACTTCCGGATCGAGGACGTCGACAAGGCGCAGATGAACGTGAAGCTGATGGAGAGCGCCACCAGAGACGCGGCCTATCGGCTCGCCGAGGTCGCCGACGAGTACATCGCAGGGATCATGGCCGCTCAGGCCGGCTCTGCTGTGGGGGCTGACGGGTCCGACAAGATCTTCGACGGAACGACCGACCTGGTGTCCGAGGAGCTCCTGGAGGTCAAACAGAAGCTCGATGAGGCCAATGTCCCCTTTGAGGGCCGATGGGTCATCATCCCGCCCTGGGTGACGAAGTGGCTTCTCCAGGAGGACGCCGTGAATCTCCCCACGTGGTCTGCTGTGGAGGGAGTGATGAAGAACGGTCAGATAGGCCGCCTTTACGGCTTCGACATCCTCCAGTCCAACAACGTACCGAACACGGCGGGCGACCACTACAAGGTCCTGGCTGGTGTCAGCAGGGCGACGACCTTCGCCGACTCTGTGAACGAGACCGAGGCTTACAGGCCTGACAAGTTCTTCGCCGACGCCCTCCGGGGCCTTCACTGCTACGGCGCGAAGGTCATCGATCCTGAATGTCTCTGCGTTCTGACTTGTGCTCCGAGCTGAGGTGGTGAAAAATGGCAACCAGATCCGAAATTACCGTAAACGAGCTTAACGGCGCATGGGCCGACAGAGCGGCACCCGACGCGATCGACAAGTCCAACCATCACTACATCGCCGCCGGGGCCAACTTCAAGAGGCTGCTGATCCTCGTCCACATCTCGGCGGGAACGGGAACCGGCGGCGCGGTGACTCTGAAGGCCGGAACCGCTCACCCTGCCTTTAGGCGAGGTCTCGGCGACCTTGTGAGAGGCGACGACGTGGTCGCCAACGATGAGTTCTG